GGCTTGCTAATGCGCCGCATGAAATCGTCGCCTTGGATTGTGGCGCGTTATATGAAGGTCGCCGGTGAGGTTTACGGTCGCGGGCCGCTTGTGACAGCTATTCCTGACATCAAGACGCTAAACAAAACGCTAGAGTTGCTGCTGAAAAATGCCAGCTTGTCTATTGCCGGCGTTTACACGGCGGCTGACGATGGCGTCCTAAACCCGCAGGCAATTCGCATTGCGCCGGGTGCAATTATCCCTGTTGCGCGTAACGGCGGGCCGTCAGGCGAGAGCTTGCGGATGTTGCCGCGCTCTGGTGATTTCAACGTGTCGCAGATCATCATCAATGACTTGCGCATGAACGTAAAAAAGATTTTGCTCGACGACACACTGCCGCCAGATAATATGTCAGCCCGGTCAGCCACAGAAATTGCAGAACGTATGAAAGAGTTGGCACAGAACCTTGGGTCTGCCTTTGGCCGTCTGATCACTGAGACTATGGTGCCGCTGATTAGCCGCATCCTATATGTGATGGATGAGCGCGGCATGATTGAGATGCCACTGCGCGTCAATGGGCTAGAGGTAAAGGTAACGCCGGTCAGCCCAATTGCGCAGGCTCAGAATATGGGCGACATCGAGAAAATTATGCAGTGGGTGCAAATGTCGTCAGCCCTTGGCCCAGAGGGTCAGATGGCTGTCAAGACTGGCAGCATTGCAGACTATGTTGCTGACAAGCTCGGCATTCCGGCGAGCCTACGCACTACGCCAGAGGAACGCGCCGAGATGATGCAGCAGGCAATGGAAGCCGCCCAGATGGCGGCGCAAGCAGAGGCGGGCGAAATGCCACAAGGTGAGGCACCGCCAGAAGGGGTGTAGTATGAACGCGACAGGGTGGGAAGGTCTACAAAACGTAGACCCGACAATTGCAGAAAAACAGCAGGTAGATAAAGACGACGTTGATCGTCTGTATTTGCGCGTATTCGCCAGTGACGATGGGGCAAAGCTGCTCACTCATCTAAGGTCACTGACGATAGAGCAGCCAACGTGGTATCCCGGCGAGGATGCTTCACACGGTTATGCTAGGGAAGGCCAGAATAGTCCGGTCAGAGAAATTGAGCGGCGCATGAAAAGAGCGAGATCACTATGAACGAAACTGATGGCCTGCTGGCCGATGCTCAAATTGAGAGCGACGATAACCAGCAGCAAGCAGAAGAAACAATCTCACACATCAAACCTGATAATGAGACGGTTGCAAGTGATGCAGTTGCATCTGAAGAGGCTGATGCCCGGCCAGAGTGGTTGCCGGAAAAATTTAATCAGCCGGAAGATTTGGCAAATGCCTATGCTGAATTGCAAAAGAAATTTAGCCAAGGCAAGCACAAAGCCCCAGAGGAATATGATGATAGCGTATTTAAAGAGGCAGGCATCCCAGAGGATGACGAGCTTTACGCTACATACAAGGATTGGGCTAAAGAGAATGGCGTAAGCCAAGCAGCCTTTGAAGAGCTTGCCAGCAAGTTCATCTCAATGGCTGGCGATGAGGCAGAGGCCGCAGAGATTTCGTATAAGGAAGAATACGAAAAGCTCGGCAAAAACGCCGACGTTGTTATTAAGTCGATGACAGACTGGGCGTCGGGGCTGGTTCGCAAGGGCGTCTGGTCAGCGGATGACTTTGAAGAGTTCCGCATTATGGGTGGCACGGCGCAAGGCATGAAAGCCTTGCAAAAGGTTCGCAATTACTACGGCGACAAAACCATCCCTGTTGATGTCGGGCCTGCCGCTGGTGCGCCGTCAAAAGATGAATTGATGTCAATGGTCGGAAAGCCAGAATATCAGACCGACCCGGCGTATCGTGCCAAGGTTGAAAAGCTCTTTGAGCAAGCCTACGGTAACGATGAATATTCAACAATCTAACCAATTGCGAGGGTTGTTTACAGCCCTCGCTTTTTCTTATACAATCCCTATTGACAGATACCCGCTTTGCGGCCTGTTTGACCCGCTTGGGGGCGTAGCGTATATGCCCAAGCCGCAGCCCTTTTAGGATACCTGTTTGGCGTTAAATCGTGCTTTAACTTTTACAAAAGGAATAGAGAAATGGCTGTAGGCGTTTCAAATGCGTTTGTGCAGCTCTTCGATGCAGAGGTCAAACAAGCCTATGCCGCTCAACGCGCCCTTGCTGGCGTAGTGCGTGAGCGGACAAATGTCGAAGGCTCACAGGTCAAGTTCCCAAAAATCGGTAAGGGAACCGCGACCATTCGCGTACCACAGACAGACGTAACACCTCTGAATGTGTCGTACTCACAAGTAACCGCAACAATGTCAGACTACATTGCTGCTGAATACTCAGACATCTTTTCACAGCAGAAAATCAACTTTGATGAGCGTCGTGAATTGGTGCAGGTAGTGTCAGGTGCAATCGGGCGTCGTATGGATCAGCTAGTGATCGATGCGCTGTCTGGCTCTGGTACAGCATTGACTGTTGCTACAACAGTTGGTGGCGCGGGTACAAACATGAACCTTGCTAAGTTGCTTGAGGCTAAAGAGCTTCTCGACACTGGCAACGTACCAGCACAGGATCGCTGTATGCTGATCCACGCATCAGGTCTGGCTGCATTGCTTGACGACACCAAGATCGCATCTAGCGATTACGCTGCCGTTAAAGCTCTTGTTCAAGGCCAGCTTGATACCTTCCTTGGCTTTAAGTTCATCACAATTGGCGACCGCGACGAAGGCGGCCTGCCAAAGCCATCAACCCGCACCTGCTTTGCATTCCATAAAGATGCAGTCGGTATGGGCATTGGCATGAACCAAAAGACTGAAATCAACTATGTCGCTGAAAAAACGAGCTTTTTGGTAGCTTCAATGTTCTCTGCTGGTGCAGTAGCCATTGACGCCGAAGGTATCGTTGCCATCAGCGCAACTGAATAGAAGGAGTTTAGACAATGGCTTTCTCTTCAGCAGGTTGGAACGTGATCGGTGCAGCTAAAAAAGGCAACGCACCATCAATGTACACTTACACATCAGCAGACGCGATTGCGACTGTGAACACAGCGGGATATTTCAATGATCTGTCAGACACTCTGGCAGTCGGCGACATCATCTTCGTTCACGACAGCGCGACACCAACACTGTCAATTGTGATGGTGGCGTCAAACGCTTCTGGTGTGGTCGACGTGACCGATGGCACAGCCATCAGCATGACCGACACAGACTAATAATAGTGGGGCGGCGCAAGCCGCCCCATTTCCCCATTTTGGAGTGGCGTAATGGCGCAGGGCGATACCAAACTATCTATATGTTCCGAGGCTCTGATCATGCTGGGCGCTGCCCCGCTTTCATCGTTTGCGACTGGCACCGATGAAGCACAAATCGCTGACCGTCTTTATGACGACGTGCGCGACACCCTCTTAATGCAATATGCTTATTCTTGGTCAGTCAAAAAAGTCAGGCTTGCGCAGCTTGCCGGTACGCCGATCAACGAATGGAAATACACTTACGCTTTGCCCGGCGACATCCTTGGAAACCCAAAGGCTGTATTTAACACAGGCGCAATTGGTGCGCTGCCGGTGCGTGACTTTGAGGTTTACAGCCTAGGTCTTTACACAAATTACGAAGATGTCTGGATTGATTACCAGTTTCGCCCAGAGCCAGCTATTTTCCCGCCATACTTTGTGCGGCTGCTAAAGATGGCGCTCGCGGCAGAATTTGCCGAGCCTATCACTGATCAGATTACCAAGGCTGATTATTACCACACGAAGGCATATGGTGCGCCAGCAGAAAATATGCGCGGCGGTCTGGTGCGCGTTGCCATTAACATTGACGGCGCTGACCGACCAGCACAGCAAATACAAGAGTTCCCGATTTCAGACATAAGGTACTAACATGAGCCGCATCATTCAGATACAGAATGATTTTACGGCTGGTGAGCTTGATCCAAAGCTGCGGGCGCGTACTGATATCAGCCAATATAAATCTGGCCTATCAACAGCCAGAAATGTCAGCATCCAGCCGCAAGGCGGCGCAAAGCGTCGTGACGGCACAAAGTTTGTTGCCGAGCTAGACAGCGGCGCGGCTGATGCAGTGCGGATGGTGTCGTTTGAGTTCAGCGTCTCCGACAGTTATATGCTGGTATTTACGCCCGGCAAAATGTATGTGTTCAAAAACGGCGCACAAATCACAAACATCAATGGCAGCGGCAATGACTATTTGACGATTGCCAGCCTGACTAGCGCAATCTTGCCGCAAATGAACTGGGTGCAATCCGCTGACACTGTGATTGTCGTGCATGAGGATTTGGAGCCAGTCAGGATTTTGCGCGGTGCAACAGACAGCGATTGGACGGCCAGCACAATCACGTTTAGCTTTGTGCCTAAATATGCCTTTGATATCGACACGCACATCCCGGCTTACAATATTACACCGAGCGCAACATCAGGAAACATAACGCTAACCGCGTCTGCCGTCACGACTGACACCGGCACAGCGCAGGCTGGTGGCGCTAATACAATTACGCTAAAAGCGGCCACTAGCTACACAACAGACGATGCGCCTAATGGTATGTTTATTCAGATAACAGGTGGCACCGGCTCTGGTCAGGTGCGGCACGTTGAGGATTACGTTGCGGCGACCAAGGTGCTGACAGTGTTCCCGGCTTGGACGACCCAGCCCGATGCGACTAGCCAATATAATGTTCACGCTTTTGGCACAGCTATGGTTGATGAGTTTGTCGTGGCTTTGAATGGTTTTGGCCGTGCGCGTATTACTCAGTATGTCAGCGCCACCGAGGTTAAGGCTTACGTTGAAATACCATTCTTTGACACCAGCACAATCAATGCCGGAGATTTTGAGACAGAACACGGTTACGAGGATGTGTGGTCATCGACACGCGGCTGGCCGCGCAGCGTCACATTTCACGAAGGTCGCTTATATTTTGGCGGCAGCAAGCAGCGTCCATCAACTATCTGGGGTTCGCGGGTTTCTGACTTTTTCAACTTTGATAAGGGCGAGAGCCTCGATGATGCGGCTGTTGAGGCGACGCTGGACACTGGCACATTTAACGCCATTGTTGATATTTACTCTGGCCGTCACTTGCAGATATTTACAACCGGCGCTGAGTTTTATGTGCCGCAAACGCTAGACACGCCGATCACACCAACAAATCTGATCGTCAAACAACAGACTGCATTTGGCGCAAAGGCCGGGCTGCGGTTGCAGAACGTGGACGGCTCAACGCTGTTTATTCAGCGTCAGGGCAAGGCAATCCAAGAGTTTATCTTTAGTGACGCGGTGCAGGCTTACACGTCGTCAAAGATATCCTTGCTCTCATCGCATTTGTTAAAGACACCAGAAGAAATGGCGGTGCGCGTCGCAACGTCAACCGATGAAGGCGACCGCCTGATGCTGGTAAATGGCGACGACGGCAGCATTGCCTGCTATACATTGCTACGCAGCCAGAACGTCATTGCGCCGTCAGAGTGGACAACCGATGGCGAGTTTATAAATATCGGCGTTGACGTTGATGATATTTACACTGTTGTAAAGCGAACTATTGTGCCTTACGCCACGGCCACAATTACTGTGACTGACGCAACAAACATAGCTAATGGCGAAACTGTTGTCCTAACCGACAACGCCGGTACGTCAACAACATTTACTGCGGTAACTGCCGCGCCAGCAAACGCGCTAGAGTTTCAAGTTGGCGGCGCACTGACCAATGATCAAGTTGCAGACAATTTGGCAGCGGCCATCAATTCGGTTGCTGGGTACTACGCGCCAAACCCCGCTGCTAATGTTGTCAGTATTACGCGCACAACCGCTGGCGGCAGCAATTTAACAATTACATCAAGTGACGCGGTGAGGCTAACCGACGTTGATTTTGTAATTGGCGCGACTGATAGATATTACGTTGAGGTATTTGATACAGACGCATTGCTGGATTGCTCTGTTGTTGGCGGCGCGGCATCGTCTGTTAACATGAGCCACCTAGAGGGTGAAACTGTTAAGATAATCCGCGACGGCATCATTGAGCCTGACCAAACTGTAGGGATTAGCCCATTCACAGTGACATTTGCCACAGCGGCCTCTACAAGCCATCAGGTTGGCCTTAACTTCACGCCAGAGGTAAAGACACTGCCAGTTGAGCCAAACCTGCCCAGCGGCTCCCTAAAGGGCTTTAAGAAGCGTATCTTTGAGGTAAACGCCGAATTGTTTGAGACGCAATCGCTGACGATTGATGGCAAGCTGATACCGTTTCGGCAGTTCGGCACAGGCGTATTTGGCAGTGCCGTGCCGGAGTACACAGGCATCAAGACATTGCACGGCATTTTAGGGTATACTTACGATGGGCAAATAACAATCGGCCAAGAGGTTCCACTAAAGATGACCCTGCTTGGTATTGATTACAAAATTAGTGTAGGGCAATAAGATGAGCGGATTATTTGCAGGGCCAGCCGCAAAAAAAGAAGCAGAGGCTTTAGTCAACCAAGCTGCTTTTACTAGAGTGCAGGCTAGGTCAGAGGTTCTTAAATACAAGCAGCAAGCCGTCGCTGTGATGGATAACATTCTGGCAACACAGGCAACCATCAACGCCCGCGCTGGCGCTGGCGGCATTGAGGCAAGCAGCGGCAGCGCAAGGGCGCTTGCCTTATATGCTCAGAAAAAAGGCGCTACTGAAATCTACAGCAGCCGCGATGGACAGATTATTGCGTTTGGAACTGGTGAGGCGCAAGCAATGCAATATGGTCTGCAAGCACAGGCCGGATTAAAACGCGCACAGGCCGAGGCTTTTGGCGCTGTATTGGATATCGGCTTTAAAGTCGCAACTTTAGGATAGGGCAAAATGGCAGAGCTACCCAGATATCGCCCATTAGGGGTTGCAATACCAACCGTGCCAAACGTCGACTTTGTGTCGGCTGGTCGTGCGCAGGGCGACGTTTATCGCAGCATTGGCAAAAGCGTCGATGTTATGGTTGATTATGTTTACAAAAGACAAGTCGCACAAACCAAGCGCGAGGCGGCAAAGTACGCATTTGAGAACCCGGTAACGGCACAACAAATCCAAGACGCAATTTCGCAGGGTCGTGACATTGAAGAAATTGTTGGCGATCCAGATACGATATTTGGCGCGGTGACGACTGCGACTGCCGCCCAGCAGCTTACGACTGAGCTTGAAATTAGAGCCAACAAAAAAATAGCAGAATATAACGCTGCAATTAAGAGCGGCGGCTTATACAGCAATGAGCAAATAACTGAAATGCGCCGTGATTTAACGTCAATGATTGACGCTCACAGCGAACTTATTGCTGGGGTCGATCCAGCCCAAGCCCTAAAATACAACGCTGCGGCAAATACAAGTGCATCAACCGTTTACAAGTCTGCTCTTGAAGCGCAAATGTCTATCAATAAAGCGGTTAAGATTGCTGCCGCTGATGAGTTTATGGAGACGCTACCAGAGCGAGCAAAAGACATTTTAACAAAAAAAGACGCTGACCTTGAGAGCCGTCTTGGTGAGTTGACTGTTTTGGCGCGATCAGCCAATGACGTTGTTATCAGCACAGGCGATCTTGTTTATGCCAAGGCTCAATCTTCAGCAATTCAGAAAGTGATTACAGATGTTCAAGTTGGTGTCTTGACTGATCACGTTATCAATTTGCCGCAAGACAAAAGGCTCCGCGCTTTGCGTAGTGGCGATATGGGTGATTTGACGCCATTGTATAATATGTTGGATAGCAAACAGCAGGCTGAGTTTAGGTCAGGTGTGAGAGCAGAACTAGCTGCGCGGCAAACCACTGACGACCAAATTGAAAAAGATGGTCTGAAAATAAATAAAAAATCAGCAACAGTTCAAGCCTTGGCGTTTGCTGAAGCGCCCGAAGGTTCTCAAGAAGAGAGATTTGCCTTAGATGGTTTGCAGCAAATTGCAATTGACAGCAACGGCGATGCGATTAGCGCACAAGGTATATTGGCTCTAAAGAAAGCCAAAACCGCAGCGGCAGCAGAAGAGACGCCAAACTATGTTGCAGAGTTCCGCATCAAACAAATGATTAACGCAGAGCAAATAACAACATTTGATGAATTGCAAACAGAAGCCGCCGCGCTTGGTGTTGGCCCAAAAGCAACCTTGGGTCTTGTTCCATATTTAGACAGCACAACAAAAGAAACACGCAGAGAGGTTGACCGCGAGGCAAAGGCACACGCAGCAATCGTGCCGGGTATGCTTAATGTTTCAAAGAAAAAAGCCGAGCGCCACAATCGCTTTGTCAATGCGGTAGAGAACAGGTTTGCTGACGCTATGGATGCGTGGGAAGAAAACCCAGATCGGCGCTTGCAGGACAAACCTGTGATAGCAAAAATAGCAAAAGAGTACCGCAAGGAATTGTTGCAAAGCGAACATCAAAAAAAGATTGACACAACTGTTGCTGGGCTGGCGAGCAAATATCCAAACTTAGATATTACAGAAAATTCAGAATATGATTATTTTGCCACTAATAGAGTTGCGCTTGGATTGTCCACTGATGATTTAAAAAACATAAAACGAAAGTTAGGATTTATAGAGCAACAGGCTTTGCTTAGAGACGAGATAAGATAATGGATGAATTTGAAGAAATGCACGATCATCAAGGAGCCGCATTAGCGTTCCTTCAGACATTCTCGCCGCAAGACCTTGCGCAGCCTGCGCCTGCTGAACCATTGTTTGTGCCGTCAGAAACAGATGCGCCTGCGCCGTCAAAGCCAAAATATACAGAAGATCAATTGAAGCTGATGCCTGAGTGGATTGAAACATCAAAGAAGATGTTTGAGGTTATGAATGATGGGCAGCGGTTCATTGGGTCTGACAAGCAGGCCGCATCATATGGCCTTGATCTTATGTCTGAGTTTAACTGGAATATGGCTGGCCCCGCTGGCATCCCCGGCGAAAGCGGTATCAGCGTTCCCGGCTTTGGTGTGCAAGTTTACAATCTCATGTCAGAGAGCGCCGGGCCAGACGCGGCTAATGGCTTTTTAAATATGCTGGACATATACGCCGACACCAAAACAGAAGGCGCGACAATCAAACGCGCCTTTCGTGGTTTGGCGGCTGACCCGCTAACATACGCAACGCCGGTTGGCAGCTTGTATTCACTTGGCGCAAAAGCTATGGCGCGTAAAACAGCAACGACCGGCCTGCGTAATATGTTGATGTCGACAGCAAAGGCTGCTGGCTTTGTCGGTGAAAAAGCTATGACTGCGCCGGGCAAGACAGGTATGGCTGCTGGCGCGGGCTATGGTATGGGCTTTGAAGGTGGCCTGATGGGCGTTGAGACAGCCGCCGGTGATCAGCCTACCTTGGCCGAGGCAGCAACTCGCTTGGCCGTTTCTGGCACTGTTGGGTCTGCTGTCGGTGGTACGCTTAGTAAGGCTTTTGTCGGTGGCGCAACTGAAGCTGCGCCGGCTATTGCGCGTGGCATTGATCAGGCCGGACAAGCCGCTGAGGCGCGTATGGCAGAGCGTGGGCCTATTACTGATCGTGTTATGTCTGGCGCTGATCCTATGGAAGTGATTGATCCGGCTTTGGCTGCGGCTGGTAAGTTGGTTAGGCAAAAGCCAGAAGAGACGCAAGCAGCAAAAGCGGCCGCGCCATCAATTGGTGATTTAGAGGCCGCGACAATTGCTAGTAAAGCGGCAAATACAGAGCAGGCAACGGCAGTGGCAGCAGAAGCTGAAAGGGTTATAAATCGTTTCCCAGAAAGCGACGGTTGGGTGAAACCACAAGTTATGACTGAAAGTGCAACGCCGCCATTTGAGGTAAAGAAAGACGGCTCTATTGATGTTAATTTTAAGAAAATTCCATATGCTTATCACATACCGCCAGAAGGCGTAACTCCAGATCAGCATAAAACGACACTTGTTGGTAAAATGATTGATGACGTGCAGGCACTGGTTAATAGAGCAAAGTCAGGTGACAAAGCAGCAAAAGCAATCTTAAAAGAAGCCACTTGGTATCGCACTATGCGTACAAGGTTGCGCCAAGAATATGGCGGTCTTGGTGACGTTTTTGCTGATCTTTTAGGAGCTACATCTGCAAACACTGGCGTTCAGATGAACTATGAAAATGCGCTTATTATATTACGAAAATTTTCTCGTGGTGATTACGATGATGCTATTAAATTGTATCAAGACCGTCTTGATGCTGGGTTGAGTGTATCTAGCAAAGACATTACAAAACTGCACAAAGACCCAGAAAACCCATTCCACCTTATTGTCAAGGATAATGACAAATTATTTGGCGCAAACAGCCCCGCTGCCACTGCGGCGCTGCTCGATATGTTTAGGCAAGTAAAAGCCGGGAAAGCGCCAAAGACAATTAATTTTACTGGTAATTTAATTGGATATGGTTTTGACGCAACTATTGATGTTTGGGCGGCCAGATACCTTAGAGATGCGGCTGGTTTACCGCGCATTCCAACTGTGGCAGAGCAAGGCGTCACAGGAACACACGGCACAAAAAGCACATTAGAAGCCCCAGTTGTTGGTGGTGAATTTGGTTTTGGTCAGCAGGTGTTTGCTGATGCGCGTGATGCAATTAATCAATCCGGGATCATTAAAAGCTACGATAAAAAGTTGGGCGATCTTGGCGCAGACGATTTACAAGCTGTTATTTGGTTTGCTGAAAAAGAAAAATGGACGAATAAAGGTTGGACATCAAAAGCTGGCGAGGGTGGGTCGTTTGACTATGAGGCCGGGCTGGCTGGCTCTTCTAACCCAGAACGTGTAAAAGAATTGCGCTCTATCATTGGGTCAATAAACACAACGCCAAAAGACAGAAAAGCGGCCAGAGATGAATTAAAAACACTGGCTGGCTCTGCTGAAAGATACAGCGCCGGGGTGTCAATGGAGCGTCCGGGGCAGGTGCCTACTAACGTGCAACAGGCGCAATTAGCTGAAGAGATTACGGCACCACTAAAAGCAGATGACACTGTGCTTGGTTATCAGGCGAACAATAGCCTTGGCGAATTTGCCGGGGAAACTGAACGCGCATTAAATTATGAGATTGTTGCGCGTAGCAATTTTAACCCGGAGCCAGCAACAAAAGCCCTTGTTGAGGCTGGGCGCAAATACGATCAGGACGCTGTGTTTATGTCGAAAGTGGTTAAAGCCGGTACGCCAAACGCACGGCCCGGCATCGAGGTTTATTTTGTTAAAAAACAAGATGAGGCGTTTACTCAAAAAATTACAGAGATATTGCGTAAATATGGAATTGATGGCTTTACGTTTGTAACCGA